AAGTTTTGAGCGATGAGCGGCTGATTAACATAAATGTCAATAAATGAGGATGCGCGCTGGATGACCGAGGCCAATTCCGCGTCTTGCTGAGCCTGAGTACCGCCAACCACAAGATTGTCATAGTCAATCGCTGTAGGAGCGTTTTTATACTCTGCGATTGTGAGGTATGACCCTGATTGAAACTGAGTGATTGGCGATACTGCAGATGTCATTCTTAATCTCCGTCTGTTTTAGGCGTGGAGTCGTATTCGTGCCCGCATCGAGAACATAGTCTGAACCATGATCCGAATCCGCATTGAGTACAAGTGTACCCGCGTTGAGCATCACCTTGCTCATAGCGAGCGAGGTTCTCCTCAGTAAAGCCTTCTGATTTCAACGCCTTAATGTGCTTGGGGTTTTCTACGGAATACAAACCTGACCGGTCTGCGCGATACCGAGTGCGCCCTGATTGCGAGTTGATGTCGGTCTCTTTGACGAATCCATCTCGCGGTGTTAGTCGTGCCATGTTTGCCCTCCTTGTTAATAAATAGGGAGAGAGCCAATTAAGACTCCCTCCCCATTTAGATTTTTACGAGTTATGCAGAGACGATACCTGAAACTACGCCATTCCATGTAGGAGCAACGCAGAAAAATGTACCGCGAAAATACGTGGAGAACTCGTACGCGAACTGTGTCACAGGCCACTGAATACCCATGTAGTCCTGCACCATGTAGTTAGACCAAACATCAGAAACCTCTGTGTCAGGAATTGGCAAGGTGTAGGAAAGAACAGGAGCAACGCCCTGTGGCAACCATGGGTGGACAGTCAAAGGAACTGACTTTCCTGTGGTTTCGTTGACGATGCCGTTCACGACAGAACCGTAGGTGACGCCAGAAGCCTCATCCTGTGAAATCTGCAAGCGGTAGTTAGCGTTTGCTGAACCCTTGATTGCATCTGAAAGTTGCTTGCGGTCTGAACCGTTAAGCAGAATCTCATCTGGATCAGCCTTTACATTGTTGTAAAGGTTAGCGAATACGGTCTGGAACTCTGTGCCCGGATTTGTATTCGAGAAGGTTGCGTTGATGTTGTTGTTGTAGCCGGTGTTAGCGCCAAGAACGGTGGTCAAGATACCGTCATAACCTGTTGCATAGGCTGAGGTATCAGCCGCTGCGCGGGTTGCGACAACCGTGGTGGTTGTGTTCAACGGAGCTTGGTTTCCGATTGTTGGTGTACCTGAACCGCCGAGTGTGAAGGTCAAGGATGTGGTGCGGCCTTGGAACTTCGCGTTAGCTGCGCCTGTGGTTGTACCAACATAGATGTTGTAACCGAGTGCGCCGGTGATAGCGGTTGGGATGGTGATGGTAAGCGCTTGGCTTGAAGTTGCCTGTGAAGCAACTGCNGAGAGGATTGACTCACCGAAACCTGTTGATGAGATACCAGCGTCAGCTGTGTAATAGACATAGTAAGTAGCGTTTGGAAGCGCTGTTACTGATCCTGATGCGGTTACAGCCGTGAGGGTTGCAAGGGTAGGAGCTGAGCCTGCGTTAAGCGCGCCAGCATAACCTGATGCAGTACCGCGAGCCATAAGCATCATGCGTTCTTCCATGAGCATGGTTGCATACAAGGTAGAAGTTGATGACAACTGACGAAGGTCTTGGTATCCGAGGCCTGAGAAGTTAGCATCGAATGAAACGCTGTCAGATAGTGAGTAAGAGTTGTAAGGCAGGATTAAGTCATCTGAGGTGTACGAAATCTTTGCGCCGCGCTCGAAGTTGATTGAACCGAAAGCGGTGGTTGTTGATTCTGTAACGCCGGGCCAGATTTGTCCTTGTCCGCCAGTACCTGTACCTGTGTAACCGGTGATGCGCTTGACACGGTGTGATGTGCCAACGCCCTTCTTGCGAGGGATACGGTTACGAAGTGGTGTTGGGCGTGGGGTCAAAAGCTTTGCTGGTGCTTCCAAGTCAAACGCAGCGAAGCTGGTTGAGAGTGGAGAGGTCAGCGTGATGTCCTTCTGCATATCCTGCAATGCAAGGCGCTGTGAAGCGATTGCGTTGTTAAGACCTGCGAGTGCATCTGGAGCGAGTGACTTTGTTGCAGCTAGTGCTTCGAGAGCAGCAGTTGGATCTGCTACAGGCGAAACGCCGGGTGTTGTTGATGGATTGCCGAGTGACTTACCGAGAACCTCGGTGTACTCATCCATGCGCTTTGCAGCCTTCTTAGCGGAATCTACATCGCCAAAGAGGTCAGCTGCTTTAGGGGCAGTTAGAGCCAATTTATTTCCTTTCGAGTGCTGTGTGGGTTATTCCTCGTCAGAGATTTTTCCGGCTTTGGCTAGGTATTCCTTTTCCAATGCCTTGTATCCCTTGGCGAGAATTTGGTCTGAGGTCGCTGCCGCCTTTAGGCGGTATTCAGCGGCTTTGAGCAGGAGCTCGTTTTCATTTGTGACAGCTACGCGTCCGGTGCGCTTTGGGCCACCCGATGCAGCTGCCGATTTTGCCGTTACGAGTTCTGATTCAAGAGCTACCGCCTTCTCCTCAGCCGCCTTATGTGCAGCTTGAAGTTCCGCGATCTCAGCCTTGACTGATTCAGTCGCACTCTTTACAGCTTTCTCGATGATGGCCGAAACGGACTTCTCATCAAGAATCTCATCTTCTTTATCCTCAGCAGGGGCTTCCTCAGAAACCTCATCTGCTGGCTTATCTTCAACAACTGCCTCATCGCCTTCGGCTGACTTAATGCTTCCAGCATTTTGCTCTGGAGTCATGATTGTCGCGGTTGAGACATTTGCAACTTCGTGTGTAGGAGCAGCGCCGGGAATGACAACCTGTGTCTTGCCGTGGGCGTTAGATACATCATGGCATCCGCATTGAAGGCACTTGCTAATATCGGCAGACTTCGCAGACATCTTGGTGCATCCCTTGCACATCTTGTCATCGCATCCACCGTCAGCTTGGCAGGCAGCGCAACCATCGCAGTCGCATCCCTCTGAGCTGGCATCGTCACCCTTTGCGGCGAGGTTCAGAAGTGAACCATCGGTGCTGAGTGCTGCCTCGTTATCTTCATCTAGTTCGCCATCGCGGAAGTTAAAGAGGTGCTTGAGAGCCGATAGCAGGGTGTCAATATCATCGCGCTCGTCTGAGTCCGTGGCTGCGATTTCGCTGGCCTCAGAGATGATGAGCTGTGCGATTCCCTTGCGGGCTGCATCGTATGACGCTTGGTCAAACTTAGCCGAATCCGCATGGATTTCTTTGATGATGTCAGCGAGCATAGATTTTTCCTTCGTTGTAGTTGTAAATTCTTCGACCTTCACAAGATTAGGTTCGCCCTCTACGCTCTTGGCGAGCATGAGCTTGGCGTTTGGGTTAGCTGGACGATCCACAAGAGAAATCTCCACGATTTGTCCGTCAATGATGCGGCCGTTAGCAGCCTTCTGGTCACGAACAACGCGTGGGGACTTGATGCCTATTGAGAATCCTTTAAGAACGCCTGATTCCACTTTCTTAACGCTAATAGGGTCAACGACAAGAGCAGAAATATAATGACCATCCGCTTTCGCTTCATATTCTTTCGCTACTCCTGCCGCAATAGATGAGTGTTGTTCGCGGATGTTACCGCCGGACTTAAACCACTCTGGCATAGCAGAGGAGAGCCAAGCGTCATCGCAAATCTGCTGGTCAATATCGAGAGAGTCATCGGTTGCTTTGCCATAGACAAGCAGCGAGCCATCTTCTTGCTTTTCTTGCTTAACGATAGCCGCGTATGAATTAGCGAAGTCATTGACCATAAGTGATTTCTCCTTGTTAAGTTTCGCGGCAACGCTTTCAGCCCAAGACTTTCCAGCGTCTCCACCCCATGCATCCCAAGCCACTCGGCCCGGTGATGGGAATCCTTTTTCTCCCTGATTAAATCCTTCTGCTTTTTTGTCCACTTCGTGACGGGCAAAGAAGCTGACCATTCGCATAATGGTATCGCGTGATAATCCTTCGCGCCGTGAGAGTTGTCCAGCTCTGTTGCGACCTGCACCTGTAAAACCATCGCCGGCATGACCATCGCTGATCCAGCCGAGTGCGCGCTTTGCTGCTGCCGCTGCTCCAGCGGGCGGGACAAAGGTTTCTGACATATTGAGTTGTTAGGCTGAGTAAATAACCGAGACTGCGCCTGTTGCTGTGCCGGAGGCTGATACTGCGTAAAGGATGTCGTTGCCATGCATCCAGATTTGTACGCTTGCGCTTGCAGCAAGGTTCTGTCCACCGTTGATTCCTACGGTATTGGTGACTGCGTTATCACCAAGAAATATCGCTGCGCTATCCCGATTGTTTACCTGAACAGCTACATATCCAACGCCGTTAGGAATTGTGACGAGAGGAGTTGGTGTTGTTCCAACTGTGATGTTGTTGTGATTGAGCGCCATAGATTTCCTTTTCTCGGATTATCGTTTAATTGTAATGGTTATTAGTTAATCTTGCGCGAGCGCCTCATCTAGCGAAGCCCCAAAGTCAAAAGTGTCCCAGTTGATTTCCGCAGGCGTTGTCGTGCATCGGCAGTTAGGATGAACAGGGATGTCATCAGCGGTCAGGCCGTTAGAAAATGAATCGCCGACATTGACCGTCTCCCCGCCGATATCGCAGTCCTCATCATCTGGCTCAGCGCTGACCCACTCGATTTGCTCCACGCCAAGGGCTTGAAAGGAGTCGGTTGCAGCCTGATTAGCGGCGCGTGAACCCTCAGTCAGAGCGATAGTCAGAGCGCGCTCGGGTGAGGAGAGTGAGCTTTCAATCATGTCTGCGAGCTGGTTAGGGCTTGCGCCGATAGCGATGCCGTCTGCTAATCGTGATCCCAAAAGGTCGTAGCTGGTTTTTTTCATGTCCAGAGATTTAATCTTGATGCCATTGAGCAGCTTCTCTAGCCCGCCGGGTGGTTTGAGCAGGGCGGCGGCGGCAGGATTGCCGGGCTTCCATGTATCCCAATTCACCGCGTTCTGTAATGCGCTCACGGCAAAAGCGCTCGGATTCCAGTTATGTGGGGGTTGCTTAGCGGCCTTGCGCTGGCGTAGTTGCTTACCAAACGCCTCATAGGTTGATGCCACGCCTGTTACATACATTACTGCGTAGTGCTGACGGATAGCTGACTCTAGAGCGGTGTGGTCGAGTGTCACATTATGCAGAGCCCATGCGCGCGCGCGAGCGCGGTCTTGTGAGATGAACTCGCTAACCGTGGGGTGGGTCTGCATATATCCCGTGATGACCTCACGAGCATTGACCGACTTCACCAAGGCCGCGCGTATTTTCACGGCGCTACTTGCTGCTAAGCGCCCATCTACTTGATGGACACCGAGGGTCATGTCAGATATGCCTTCGCCAGCGACTTAGCGGTTTCCATATCGCCATCGAAATAGCAGCGGTTGAGCGCATCTCCCACGATGGGGTCTAGGGCGTTGAACTCGAACTGACGAGCGCGCTTGCCTTTGCTTGCCCATTTGAGAAATGCCTTGACCTCTGATGCGGCTTCTTTTGCCATATCAGGAGTGCCGAGCCAGACAGGGACTTGATCCATGCCGAGCAGCCACATTGCGAACAGGCGGTGATGGCCGTCAATGATGATGTTCTTTTCACCATCGTTATAGACCAGCGGATAATTACGGTATGGGGTGAGAGCCTGCCCCATGGACTCGATATGGTCAGCGACATTGGAGCGGTCTAAGCCGGTGTCCGTGCCGTATAGCTCCTTGACATTGACCAGAGTGAGGACTGCCTTCTCCCAGACATCTGGGCTGACGGGATAGTCTCCGTTTTGCGTTTCCAC